AACATGCAGACTGGTTTGTCCACTAGGAATGTCAGAAGCGCTTAATGAGCCCTGTTGCTGCACTGTTATGAAGTTAGAGCCACCGTCAAAAGAAACCAACAGAGAAGCGTTTCCTGACTGCTTAGGGACACTAACTAGAATGTCTTCAATATTGTTGCCTATTAATATTTTTGCCGCTGCAGTGGTTGCGGTTCCGTTTGCGTGTTCTATTGAGCCTGAAGCATGGTGTGTCGTTGCGACAACGGGCTTACAATCCTTAGCTCGAAACTTCCCAAACTCTCTATCGTGTATTCCGCCAAGGCCAGCCATTATTTAGTCCTCGCCTTCCTAAAATACCAAGCAACCCACTTGTCGCCATCTTTTTGAATGTCAAAGAAGCTATAAGCATTGCCGTCTTCAGACTGCAAAGCAATCATTTGACGCTGAAGGTCGACCTTATCCTTACCCTCAACAAAATGTGGAATGTGCAAAATGTCAGACATAGACACCTAAATAAAAAGGCAGGGCTCCGAAGAACCCCACCAGATTAGGAAAACTATTAAGCAGCTGTTCCCATCATTACGCCACGTTTTCCGCCGTCAAGAACTTGAACGCCGTAAAGTGCATGGATCGCATAGATGTCAGAAAGCTTAAGAATGTCTCTGTCAGTCTCAAACTTCATTTGACGTTGCTCGCCGATAACACAATGCTCTGGATGCCAGAACAAAGTCTTAACGTCATCAAAAACATTTGACATGATAACAGGAGCGCCATAAAGACGACCGATTTCACCGTTAGCAGTTGCAGTGTTTGCACCGTACTTGTCAACGTGAACAAAGTTATCAATCAACAAAAGATCTCGTTCAGATCCAGGGCTAACACCCATGTAGCAATCTGCAAAATCAATGTTTTGAACCGCTAGAAGTCTTTTAGCTTCAAGAATATCAGCTTGACCTAAAGTGTTGTCAGTTCCGCTATTGTCGTAAGCAATTCTATGATCTGGAGCCGCAGAAGAAGTCAACTCAAGTTGAGCAACGATATCTTGGTCCATTTGTAGAGCGATTGCCTTAGCAGCTCTCTCAAGTCCACCAGCTTCAAGGTTAACCATTGATTGCTCTCTGGCACGATCTTCAATTGCAAACGCAACGATTTTCTCTTTGTCGAAGTTAAGAGTGTCGGCAGAGGTTGTAAGCTCTTGCAAAGAAGCAGCAACATTTTCCGACTTATCACCAACGACAAGACCTGGCATAGCGTTAAGGTCAACAGAAGAACGTCCAGGAAGTGCTGGCATTCTAGTGATAGTTGATAAGAGTTTAGACTCTTGAATTAAAAAACTTTGAAGCGTTGACGATACGTCAGCTAAGATGCTTGATCCAACATCAGAAATTCCAGTTTCAGCCATTCCGTGGCCTCCTTTTCAATTAGTTAAAATTTGCCTCTCATGTTTTGAAGTCTTGCACCAACATTTTCGGCCATTTCCTTAGCGTTCAAATCGGTGAAAGCCTTCTGCCCTTGCACGTATTGCGGTGCCTGAGCTGGCATTTGCGCTGGTTTTGTTCCCTGAATCAAAATACCATGCTCTTGCCTGAATGTTTCTATGGCTTTGTTTACCGACATTTGGTCAATATCGCCAGATTCTGGGTCAACCAACACCTTGTCGATAGGCATCAAACCATAATATTTAGAATCAACCTTCCCATCAATTCCACCGACTATGGCCCTAAGTTTCAAAAAGTCTTCTTTGTCTTTTTGTTGCTGGGCAATCTGGCTTTGCAAGGTGCTGTTTGCTTCCTGCGCACTTTCGTACAGTTCCTTGTACTTTCCTTGCTCGGCTAGGGCTGCGTTTTGCTGGGACTCAATTTGAGCCTGCAAGTCTTCGGCCTTTGCCTTCCAGTTTTTTTCTGAGCTAACGACACGCTTGTATGTTGAATACTTGACGCTTTCTTCAGCTCTCGGTGTTTCCTCAACGCCACTGGCTGTGTGAAGGGTTCCTGTCGCTTCGTCACTGACTGCCGCTTCAGGGGTTGGTTGTTGTTCCATCTTTAATTCTCCATGGTTTAAAGGTTTATGTCAATCTTTTGCGCACTAACTTGGCAAAACTTGACTGATAAAGCTTAACTATTTCTTTAAGGTCTTTGTTCGACAACCCTAAGAAGGGCCGGCCGTTTTGATCAACAAACTCAGCAACCTCAAAGTTGGCAAGCGAAGAACCCTTGCGCCTACCCTCTGGCGAAATGACGAAACTCTTTTTTCTCGCACTGATTTTTTTAACTTTTAATGAATCTAACAACTGCCCAGAGAAGGTCAAGTTGGATTTTCTTGGAGAGGTAGTTGGGTGCAATTTGTCTTTGTTTCTTTGCCTATTTCTTATTGTACTTTTTGCTAATGCCTTAGTAGCTCTTGCACCACCTATTTGCCCCGTTTTCTTAACGAACTTACCTTTTTTTGTTCTGCTGTAGATAACGACAAGAGCCGCATCGCCTAACCTTTTAAGCTGCTTTCTTGACAAAGAATCATCAATGGTTTTTTGAAGCTCTTTGACAAATTTATTTATTCCCTTGTCAAATGACATAAACCACCCTCAATAAGATTTTTCACCTTCTCGGCAATCTTCAATGACAACAATTTCTTGCCTTGATTGCTCAACACTTTCTTGGATGCCTATCAAGAACCCCAAAATTAATAACAAAAACGAATAAGCTACAAATTTAACTATTTCCCATACAATGCTCATGCTTACCCCCTTACTTGTCGTTCTAATTCCTCACGCTCTGCCTTTGTTAGCCCTAAAAATGGACGGGCCTTTTTTCTGTCTGGTGCCCTGCCGTAGCTTCCTAGTTGGTTGCCCTCTGCTTTACCGGCTTGCGGGTTGCTTCTTTTGTAGCCAATTTCAACAGTGTCTCTTGTTTTCTTGATTACTTCTAACGCATCCAACATGTCACCAGATAGCGTCAAATCAACTTGTGAGCTTCCCTTCAGTGATTTGTACTCGTCAGTGTACTCAGGGAAAGCAAACGATTGATAACCCCTTCCCCTGCGCCTAACGCCAACACCATTTTGAGTCCTTGTCTTGATGTGATCTAACACCAAATCAACGTAATCGGCTTGGTCTGTAGCATCAAAGCCTTTCGGCAAGTTAACAATGAATGACTGCTTTTTAGCCATCTCTGTCCTCTGGGCTAATATAAAATGATGCGGTCAAACACATCAAAAAGAAACAAAGCCAGCCAACTCCAAGCATAGACATGTCATTAGTCATTATTCCCTGCATACAACCGGCAAAAGAAAAAGTCATAAACAAATAAAACGCTATTAGAATAAGGCTATTCATCGTCTTCTTCCTCACTATCTGATTCGTCTTCGATTTCTTCAGCTTCAGGCTCATCAGTAGGAGGTACAGCAACAACAATGTTTGCACTTTTTTCTTCGTCAATCTCTGCAATCAATTCGTCAATTTCGTCTTCGGTCATCTTAGGGTTGAGCTTTTGAATAGCTCTGCGCCTTGACGTAAACCCAGCGTTCACTTCCATTTCAAGGTCTTCAACAATGTCGCCCCTAGTTAGCGTGGGCAATTGTTCTTGAAAGTCAGTCACAACCTTAGCGTCTGCACTAAACAACGGCATTGATTCTATCTGGTTTGTTCTTACCCAATAATCGTGCATGGTTTTGGTTAGCGCCCAAAGGTCTTCTTCAGCATCAGCATAGAACGAAACTTGTTTTTTTCGATCTTCTGATGTGTCCATCTCGTCAATCATCTTAGAAATGCCAGACGCAAAATTGTCCGTTGTTAGCTTACCGATTGAACCAGGCTTAATTCCCTTAGTGTTGAGCCATAGTGAGAACTCGGCTTGAATAAGTGTCAAAGCTTTGTCGCTATCCACAGAAGGGTCAACGGTTCCAATTTCAGGCTTAACCCCGTCTGCATCGGTCTTCAAATGCCAAACAGCGTTCGGGCTTTTCTTCATTCCCTCAACGTCTGCATCAATCGTGTAGATAATTGAAAAACACTGCATCATAGTTGCAAAGTTAATATCTGACACGGCAACAGGGATTAGAATGGTCATCGTCAACATATCGGTGTCTAACTTAGGCACCAACAAGTTCTTTGATCGGTTCACATAAACAAAAGGGATGCGCCCATATGGGTTAATGCCGTCTGTATTGTCGCCCATCTTGTCAAAGCGAACATTTCCATCACTGTCAAAGATTAGAAATTCTTCATCAGTGTAAACTCTAAAAAGCTTACGATGGCGCTTCTCTGCACCTTCAAAATAAGTCTCATTACCATGTGAAACAATAATGTGAGTAGGGTTTTGTGGGTCAACTTCATCATTGGACCAAGGCAAGAATCTGTCGTTTGGAATAACTCGCAGCTTTGGCTTTCCCTTGTGGACATAAGGTTCTAACAAAGACGCTTTCGACATGTTGAAAAACTCATTCGAGCAATTCATTGTGGTATTGGTTTTGTAAGCAGATTCATAAAACTCAAGCAACTCGCTATCGGTGTCGGTTCCTTCCTCCACTCGCCTTGTAGGGTCTTCCTGATAAATCTTTGAAAGCTTATCAACAATACGTTGCAAAACATTGATCGGGCTTATTCTATGCTTTGCCTGTGAATAAGCTTGAGCTGATAATTGCGCCCTTAAATCCTTTTCCACATAGGGTTTCAAATTGCCTTCATAAATATCAATAAGAGCGTGGTTGTCCGCCCAATAATTTGCATTGGTTTGAATGTGTTCTAGTAATGCTGGAATATCGTCTTTAAGAGCCATTGTTTTCCCTATAGCTGTTGCATTCTTGATGTGCCTCTGCGCTCGGCCCTTTGTTGCCAGAATATGTCATAGCCTAAAGCGTCCGCCTTATGGCCCAAGTTATTCGCATCGCTCGGGTGTCTTCCCTTAAGCTCTTGGGCGGCTAAATCTCTAATCAAATCCTTGCAACTTGGGTCTATTTCAATTCTATGACTTCCGACCATAGGCTGCAACCAACTATTCACAAACTTAACTCGGTCAACGATTGGAGGGTTAGCCCTAGGCACCTGTTTTTCAAACTTAAAGCCACGGAATTTAAGCTGTTCCTCAACATAATAATAATCTGACTTACCTGTATTGGCCGACCTACTTGAGCCAGCAGCATCACCCCTAATCTTTAAAGTGAGCTGGTCCTTCATGTGGTCGAAGTCGTCACAAAATGCCTTGATTGTAGCTTCTGTAGAGCTGTTCTTGAATGAATACTCTTTTTTGTAACTAAACATCTCGCCATTGTATTGAGACAAAAGCAACGTGGTCGGATTTACGTTAAAGTCAAAACATAGGTGTAGCGGTACATCGGCATTGACTTGAGGTTGCTTTTTAATATGGGAAGACTCTAAAAATGAATAGTAAGCCAGCCCGACAAATGATTGCCATTGCGCCTCGTACTCTTGCAAGTAAGATTGTTTATCAAGTTCACGCTTGGCCTCTTCAATCTCTGACTTAGGAATGTATGGGTTGTCTATTGTCTTCCATGAATGCGTGGCCCAGTTGTGTTTGTCCATTGCTTCCATGTAAAGATC